CTCCGGTTTCGGCTAAAGATGCCTATCTATGTGGCCCGGGAGTGGTTTCGCCACACGATTGGCTTTGCGCGCAATGAGGTGAGTCGCCGATATGTTGATGAGACCCCGGAATGCTATTTGCCACCCCCAGAGTCGCTGAGGGAGCGGGACACGAACAAGAAGCAGGGGTCCAAGCCGACACCGATTCAGAATGCAGCAGGGGTCCATCAGATACTCAAGACTTTTCAGGAGCAGGCTATTGCGACATACGAGACTCTTCTGGAGCAAAAGGTGGCTCCCGAAGTCGCACGTGGTGTTCTCCCCCAGTCCATGTATACGGAGTTTATTGAGACAGGGAGTCTTTCCGCCTATGCGAGGCTGTGCGGGCTTCGTCTAGATCCGCAGGCGCAGGCCGAGATTCAGGTGTATGCTGCGGCCGTATCGAAGCTGATTGAGGCCCGCTTTCCCGTCTCTTGGCGGGCCCTAATCCACGAGACTGCGGAATAGGATTCTCCAGTACTCTCGGAGAAGCACCGGATGGAAGGGGAGGCCGGAAGGAATATCAAAGCCCCTGTCGAGGTCACTCGGGCTATCAATCGTCAGTAGCGGCATAGAGGGATACTGGCGAAGAAGAAGTTGGGTATGTGCATTATCCTGTACGATAGGCCACACACCCTTTGCGATACATTCCCACACACGGTGCGTATCAATCCCATTTCCCCGGGGACATAGCATAGCCCTGCAGTCCGTCAAGAACTCCAGATACTCCTCCTTTGGCATCTGGGGAGCCCGGAACAGCCGAGGCGTGCTCACTGGCTCGTCACGCCACTCTTGCCGAATCTCGTGGGTGAGACCCCAGTGCGGCAGACAAATCGCAATAGAGCGGTTCACGGCCCGGGACACCGTGATAGGCGGGTCCACCTCCACCGAACCGCCACGCCAAATACGGTTCTCTTCCCCAATCGGCACGCAGCGAATGCGGGGATGCCAGCGCAGGGCGTTTTCGGCCCAGACATGAACCTTTGGATTTGACTCTAAGAACTCCGCAATAAGGGTATAATCGACACAGAAATCGCTATTATGAAAGATAATGAGCCGGAGGTTAGGCCAGATCCGGGAAAAGACATGACGTGCCGTACAACTGTCGCCCATCGGATAGATAAAGAGACTTCGAGCCTCAAACGTCTCTGGATCCCAGTCCTCCTCAATAAGCCGTTGCCGTTCGACGGGACAGCCGGCATCAACCCAAACATGTTTCTCTGTAGCCTTGTCCCGATTCAAGACGGTATAGTCGCACAGCGATTGGAGGAACTCTCCTGTCACCGGAAGCACGGGGCCCTCCGGAATCGCCAGGCGCTCAATATCATAGTCCCCTGGAGGGCCTAAAGGAATCCACTCGAACTCCGGGGCGAACGCTTCAAGCAGCAGCAGGTAGTTTTCCTCTGCTGCGCAGGAGGGGCGTGGGCACCGGAGAGGTGTTCCCGGTGCTGCACGAAGCTGGGCTAGAAGAGTTGCGGGATCTGTTTGAAAGGAGAACTCGATCATCTAAACACTGTACTCGAATACCTTTAGAATGTCAACTCAAAAGCCAAAGGAGGAGCGTCTGAACGAGACTCTTCGGTTGCTGAAAGGGCTGAAGGCGAATGGCCTGGCCGAGGGGGATGGGTCCTATGTCGCAATCAAGGGCCTCCTGACCCATTGGGTCGAGAACGGCGAAGCCGTGGATACAACCATTGACCTCTTCCGACAGAATCGGATTGCGCATATCTCATTGCCGAAGGGGGCCGATAGGCCTGCGACGATTGCGTTGAAAGTGATTCAGGAGAACGATTTGGATTAGCGTTGGCGCCTATAGCCAAGTCTCTCTACCTTCTTCAGAATGGCCTCCACTCGTGCTGGCCTGAAAATAGAAGGTGGCCTCTATGAAGCGATTGCTCGTGGAAATAAGGACACCTTCTTTTTTGACCAGGACCCGGAGAAGGCAATCAATCCGTTTGAGAATCGGTATGATCGGATTCCTCCGAATCTTCAAGAACTTCGCCGGATTCCTCCCCTCAACGGAGCCGAGTTCGGCCGGAGCTGCGAGTTCGAGTTTGAGACGGCTGGAGACATTTTTCTCCGCCCGACAGTTGTTATTGATCTCCCTTCCTGGTATCCGCCCTCCGCCACTGCTCTGAATCCTTCCTTGCTCTTTACGGAACAGGGTACAGGGAACACCTACGGCTATACGAACGGCGTGGGATATTTCTTGTTCAAGAAGATTCAGATTTTCCAGGACAAGTTGCTCCTTCAGGAACTCACTGGGGACTCCCTGTTTGCGCTAAGAGCATCCCGAGGATCCCTTAACTCTGCCTATATGGAAAATGCGCTCGCAGGATTTCATGACGGTACGGCAGCCTCGATTGCGGCCAATGCGACTCCCTCCCGCATTCGTCTTGAGCTTCCCTTTCTCGGAGGGCATAATGGCTTCCCAAGCATTGCGATGCGCAAGCAGACCTTTAAACTGCGCCTGGAGTTACGGCCGCTTGAGCAGCTGATTGAGTATTCTGACCCGGCGGCCACGGTTGCGCCGAAGCCCTGGGGCACCACCTTTGTACATATGAGCTATGTCGGTCAAACGCTTGGGTTGACATCAATCTCCTCATCAGTTAGATTTGGAGCTAACAAAGAACCATACTTTATATATATTACAACAGGATTAACAACTATACCTATCGGAGTTCCTGCACAGATTATTAACTCTACGGATGCAACAAACTCCTATTATGCGAAAGTAATGTCCTACGCTCCTGTATCTGGTCTGTTAGAACTATCACCTGTTGCGACGAATATTCAGGGAATCTTTGATGGAACCCCGACACTCTACAACGTTATTGCACAGGTAGAAAGCTTTACGGCGCTCCAGCGGACCCAGATGGCCTCCCCTACGCTTCAGCTGGAGACACGGCACACCTATGTCGACGGTGAGACGCAGCTTGCGCTGCGATCCACGACGCTGGAAATCCCCTATTCCCGCCCCTATGAAAATACATATGTGATTAGCCCTGCTGAGTATGCGCCGATTGTGAAAGGGGTTGCGGCGTATGTGACACGGAGGGTAGATGCGCAGCATCCGGCTTCCCGACTCCTGTGGTATTCGAGATCGCAGAATGATTTGCGGGCCAATAGGCGGTGGAAATTCATGAACAGCATGGGTGATAATGAATATTATGCGGCACAATCGCTGATTATTGCGTCGAGAGACAGGGAGACGTTGTTTACACCCTATGTGTGGAATCTCTTGACGCATCATGCAAAAGAGGATAGAGATCCAGGCTATGGCATTGGGGAAATGTCATGGGATCTCGGAGATATTCGAGGGCGCAGGGCCCCCTGGGATCGGCAACCTGAAGGGACGATTAACTTTACTACAGCGGATCGGCCAACTCTCTATACATCGCTGAGCCTCGCTCCGAATGATACGATTCTTGGGACACCATCAACAGAAATGACCGCAGTGGTTGATACATGGGGCCTGTATTCGATTGAACAGGATCGGGGTGTCTTGAAATATGGAAACTAATGCGCATAAAGCCGATACTCTTAAAAGAGTATGAGTGGCAGCAGTAGCCCAACCTTTACAGATGCACAGTACCAGGCGGCGGCCGCCCAGTATATAGCATCCGGCAGTTATCCGTCCTCGTGGGCAACTATGATTCAGGGATTGAATACAGGTGGTTCTGTTGCAGCGCCAACAACGGCGGATACCCGGTATCAACAGGCCACCGCTGCTGCGCAGGCCGCCCAGGCAGCCTATCTGTCTCAGATGAGGCAACCTACAGCTGCTTCAAGGGCTCCAAACTGGATGGTGAATGCGAACTCCGCAGGCCAAGTGTTCTATACGGACACTGTTTCTGGTCAAGTGATTCCTGTACCGAACTGGATGCGATCGGGCTCGGTGTTCACAAACTCTGCGACAGGGCAGCAAACGGCCACGCCGCCACCGTTTCCCTCACAGAGCGTCGCACAGGCCCCGGTTCAGAGCGCCACACCCACGCTGAATGATGTGAGCAACTATCTTTCCAAGCTGCTTAGCGGGTCTAGTTCCCCTGCCAAGCTTACCTATGCGCAGCTTGCTGCACAAGGAGCTGGGTCTGCGAATGCGCAGTGGCTCTCGGGGATTCGCCCCTATCTCGCAGGAAGTAGCTCTGTAAATCCTCTTGGACCATATTTACTTCCTGGAACTGGTTCTGTCCCTGGTTCCTCTAGGTACGGATCCGCTCCAAGTCCTCCCGTTCAACGGTACCCTTCAACAACTGGATCTGGATCTCTCGATCCAAAAGCGACGAGTACAGATTGGATGTTTCGAGGGCAGGGTTCCGGCGTAAATACTCCTATTACAAGCGATGAAGCCAAGGGGGTTAAGAAATCCAGCGATATTGATGCTATCACGTATTCTGCATCGATTAATGATGAGCCGAAGGCAAATGGGCCTATTACAACTCTACTTGACCTTGTGAACCGTGACCAGCAGGAAAATGATCTCTTTCCTCTTCGGACAGAAATCACATGGTTTGCGCGTAACACTGAGCGGCGTCTGATTCCCTTCACCCCCAGTGTTCAAGAAATCGCCCTACGTGGTCCTGGGGCCTTTGGTCAGCGGTTCACCTTTGATCTCGGGTCCATTGTGGTAGGTGATCTTCTTCTTGGAGCTGCGCTTCAGATTCAGCTGGACCATTGGCTTGATGCGCAGTCCCGTAATATGTATCTTGCGGAAAAACTCCAGTATAGCTCGCAGGAGCGCCCCACAGCTTGGGAATACGCCAATAGTCTTGGAACATCGATTATTCAGCAAGCTGAGCTCGAAATAGATGGCAAGACGATTGAGACGATTGACGGCGATTTTATTCATGTCTTCTCGGCGCTGTTTCCTGAATATAATACGCAGGTGGGAATCGCCTATGACCATCTTGGACAAGTCTCGATAAAGCGGTTAACTGACCTCCATCGTAGACCGACGATTTATCCGATTGAAAATGGCAATCTCAACTGTGTTCTTCCCTTCTTTTTCATGCGCACTCGACTAACAGAGGCCCTTCCAATGATTGCGATTCGTGAGGGCCATGTCAAGATTAATATTACGCTGAGACCCTTCTCGGAATGTGTGCGGCAAATGCGTGGATTCCGTGACACCTGTACATCGGTTCCACCCCCGACACCCATACCGTTTATTCCACAGGGATCAAAGTGGATCTATGATCCAAAGACTCAGGCGGGATCCTGGGATGTGCCAGCGCAGTACAGTTTTACTATTGTGTTAGAGGGGGAAACATATAACTGGAACTTTGCTGCGGCGACTGGGCGAGGAAACTGGGTGACTCCCCCACCGAAGAGTTCCTTTAGTCTTGCGAGCTCATATAACTGGAGAGCAGCTACCTCTAGCTGGAACCCTTCCGAACCCCCCTTTAATATTGCATGGCCAGAAGGAACAGACTGGTATTATTGGGATGAAGAACCGGCCACCTGGAGGAGCGGTGGTCTGTTCAAGGGGGAGCCAACCTTCGACCTCACGTATGGCAGTACGGTATGGGAATCAAAGGTGGGAGATTGGAGCGTAGCTGCACCCCCCTTTAAAGGAGTTCAGCTTCTTGCCTATGGTGCGATAGTGGATGGGACTCTTCGTACTAAGATGCTGAGGGACCCGTTTGAGATTCTCCATCGACAGGTCCAGACATTTTCCTTTGATGAGCCACTGAAATACGCTGTAGGGAAGCGAGCAGATTCCGATAGTATTCGTATCCAGCTTCCCTTGGAGGCAAATCATCCGATTGAAGAGATTCTGTGGTTTGTTCGACGAAAGGGGACCTCTATCAACAACGAATGGACAAACTATAGTAGCCTGGTTGAGTCTGAATGGGGAACACGGGCTCCTACCCCCCTTCTACAGAATGCCATCCTACAAGTGAATGGCACAGTCATCTGTGATGCGGAGGAACAGTTCTATCGGGAACAGGCTGCGTTTGCGCACAGGGGCGGCTTCGCCGCCTTCTCAAGATTTATCTATGGATACTCTTTTGCTAAGACGCCGGGTGAACATCAACCGAGCGGCTCATTAAATGCGAGTCGTATTAACTCTCTTCGTCTTGTACTCGACGTCAAGCCACCCGGTGGCGACTTATGGGAAGTAAAAGTCTTCTGTATTGGGCTGAACTGGCTGCGGTTCGAGAATGGTCTCGCAAATCCCATGTTCGAGGACTAAGCAAAATTGAGGCCGTGGACTGCGCCAAAGTAGGCACTACAATCATGTCTGATACTCCAGTTAATCCTCCTATTGCCGATGTCGCCCAACCTCTTTCTCGCACAACCTCTATTGCTACACAGGTCGCTCCAGAGGAGTTGGGTGCTGTCAGCAGAATGAGTAGTGTCGCAGAGGGGGAGCTCGACACTGATTCGGAGCAGGAGGAGCAGGAGCAGGAGCAGGAGCAGGAGGAGGAGCAGGAGCAGGAGCAGGAGGAGGAGCAGGAGCAGGAGCAGGAGGAGGAGCAGGAGCAGGAGCAGGAGCAGCAGGTAGACTATACAGGAGATATTGCGGGGCCTATGCTGATGCTGGGTGGAATCCTATTTGCTGGCCTTGCCTTCTTTCTCAGCGGGCCACCTACCATGGGACATCCCATGACACGTGGAGATTACTTCTAGCGCTTTCGTGTAGCCTTCCTCTTCTTTTTAGCAAAAATGGTATTGAATTTATTGGTACTATATCCATACTGAAAGAGCATACTTTCCCCGGGAATCTTCACTTTTTTATGGAGTTCGGGATCAGTGATTCCTACCCACGACCTCGGGTAAAAATATTTCATTGGAAAGACTCTCACGTCGGGATAGTCCTTCTTTAATGCCGTGTACTTTTTTGTGACATAGAGAGGCCCCAGTACTTTCCATGCCTCCTTCTTTCCGGAAACTTTTGTTGAGTTCTCTACAATCCCTTCCAAAAGAGCCTTTACGAAAGGGTGCCCAGCCTCTGCGCCAATAATGCCATTGGCAACAAGACGACGAATCTTTCCTATACCTAACTTTCGTGTGCGAGCAGCTGTCAGATTCTCCCATCCGAAAAACACACCCTTCGTATTTTTCTTCAGAAATGTGTCAAACTTTTCTGGCTTTACAATCACTGTATCCGCATCAATATACACTCCTCCGAACTTGTAGAGAATCAGAAGGCGCAGAATATCTGCTTGACCGGCGAGCTCCCTGGAGAAAGAGGTATAGAGATCCTTGAGCCCAGGAATGGCGTCAAAATCGAGTTCTTTCGCAGAAGAATCCGTCCAGAGTTTGTATGAATATCCATAGGTGGACGCAAAATCTTTTACCGTATCGACCCAATCTGTTGGCAAGGGATTATCTCCTATCCATATTTGATGTATGGTATCCATCCTATTACGGTATGCGAAGTTTATTATGCAAATACACCTAAGGTTTACCTCTAACCTCTAAAAAGAGATGGTAGCCGCACTCTTACGAGTCGTCTACGGAGGCCTACAGGATTCGAAATTCATTTGTCAAAAGGGTCGGCCAAATATAGGGTTCTTTGTAAAGGCTTTCGTGCGTGCAGGGCGCTTTACGACGCAATGGGTTCGCCTCGATTTTGATACTCGCCCAACACTGGGTACAACTGCAACCATCACTATTCCGAATAAGGGGCAGCTCTTATCACGGCTCTATCTGGTGACAACCATGCCGGATATTTCGGCGCCACAGAAGGCTGCAGAGAAGTGGTGCGATGATAATGCGAAATCCTTCGTCGGGCCATTATTTGGTTGGACGAACTCTGTAGGACATGCGCTCTTACAAGAGGCTACCTTGGAAATAGGAGGTACTCGGGTAGAACAACTCGATGGGCGACTGCTGGAAGTCCTCGATGAATTCTATACACCTCTCGAAAAAGTCTCGCTGATGGACAAACTCTTGCCAAGAGATTCTAGCGACTTTTATCCAGGGGTCTTTGGCAGAAATACGGTTACCCAGGCCACAACCCCTCTCCCGTTTTGGTTCAGCTGTGGAGATGCAGGCACCTTCTTGCCTATCGATGCGCTTCAATCCGATCCTGTAAAGCTTCGTCTCAGCTTTGCGGGCTTGAATACCTTGTTCGTGAGTACAGGACACCGGTCTATAGAGGGGCTAACGAACCCGGCCGGTGGGGAGGCCTATTTTCCTCTCGCAAGCTCCCCCTTTTATTATGAAGACCCGGCAGGCACAGATATTTCTGGGCTGTTCGGGAATCCGGGTCAGGACACCCGGGTGTCACGAGTGCCTGGGATCACCATGCCCACTGCACAGCTCCTACAGAATCTGGGGGACACGTATCTGATGGCGGAGTACGTGTATCTTGACCGTGCGGAGGCGAACAGATTTCGTTTGGCTGATATTCAGGTACCCATTCTTGAACATTATTCATTCGACCCTGTGGATACGGTGGGTGGCCAAACGGCCAACTGCTATCTGAGAATCCCAAATCCCACGAGAAATCTGTTTTTCTATGCGCAGAGATATGAGGCGCCGGCGTTCAATGCGCCCTTCTTGGCTACACGGGACCTCTCTGGTACCGAGAGTCCTATTGCTCCCTGGTGGCCGAATGCATCACAGATTGGCACACGGGTGTATGAAGAGTTCAGGCCTGGCTATGTCTTCAGAGATTCTGAGCCCATTTCGGACATTCAGCTTGTGTATGAGGGATCTCTGTATCGCTACGTCACAGGGTCACCATCGATTTTTCGGAGCCTTATTCCGAGCCTAGAGATGCGGAAGTCGCCGTGGGTCCATCGATATATGTATAATCTGCCGTTTGCATTCCAATCTGGTCTGCTAGCGCCGAGCCAGCATTGCGGCGAG